ATTCGTCACTTGACGAACGTGCTGCGGCAGTTTGTTAATTGTCAGAGTTGGGCGTGCGTTGATCGTCTGACCCTGCACCGCACCACGGGTGGCCAGCACATCAGCAGGCCACTGCCAATGATTGTCAGGAGATCCGGCATAAAAGCGCAGATCGTCAATCTCGTCTTCGCGTGATTCTGCTAGTGCGGAGACAGCCATGTCCAACCGAGCGCGGGCGGTTGTCAGAATGTCTGAATCAGACTTTGGTGGTTTGCCGCCAGCAGCTACGTTAGCGGCTGCGACTATTCCGGTTGGATCATTCATTCCAAAACCCCTAAAATATGAGGCTCACGCATGACGACATACATCTTGCCGTCTTGTTTAAATTCTTGCCCTACGCCAAAGTATACATGGTCACCGACCTTGATGTCTAGGCATTTTGGCCCAACAGCCACGGCAATGCCGGTTTCGGTCTGTGAGTTCTGGGGTAATACAAACAAGGGATGCTTCTCAACATCGCGCTCAATGATGATGCAGTCTTGGAGTGCTTTCATTTTTTCTTTGCCGCTGTTTTTTGGGCTTCGCGTTTGACGCTGTAAGCAATGGCCACGGCCTGCTTGACTGGCTTGCCTGCGGCAACTTCAGCCTTAACATTTTTGCGGAAGGCTTCGGGTGATTTTGATTTGACCAGTGGCATTTAAGTCTCCGTGTGGAAAATGGCGTAGTTCAAGTGAATAGCTTCAGAGTAGGCGTTATTGGTCACGTTCTTGATTTCTACCGTAAACGAGCCATTGCTAACAGCCACAATAAACACGTTGTATGCACCCAAAGTGCCGCCAGAGGCAACGCTGATCACCACCACATCTTTGGTGCTGACCGTGCTGCAATTGACCACAAACACCGCATTGGCGCTAGGGGCCATCTGCGCGTTAGCCGTGATGATCTGGCCAGAAGGCGTGTTGATCGTGACCGCTGTGGTCTTGTTGTTGGTCTGCGTTACGGTGTCGTATGCACCAGCTGCATAACCAATTGTGCCAGTGGTGGCAATGTTGGTAGCTTGAACAATATCCGCGCCGATGATGTTTTGATCTTCGTATGCGACGCCAATGGGTTTAGTGTTTGCCATAATTATTTCTTCTTCGCAGTTTTTGCAGATTCTTTGAACGCCTTGGCAGTCGGTGCGCCCTTGTCGCCTGGCTGGCGCATTTTCTCTTTGCTGCCAGCTGCGATGCGTTCGCGTTTGGCTGCGATGTTGGCATACAAGCCAGGTGGTTTAGTGGCCATAATTTAACACTTCCATCGTTTAAGAGCCGCTTTAGCGCGTTCGCCATCCTTGGCGTTGGCCGCTACTGCGCCCATCCTTGCACAAAATGAATCCTTGCGCCCCTGATCTGCCTTGGTCTTGGGGTTAGGCGCTGGCGCCTTGAGGTTAGAGCCAGTGGCGGCGTTGTATTTTTCACGCCCTTTGGCCGTCAGGCCAGCGCCTTTGCTGACTGGCAACTTCTCGCCTCGTCCAACTGACAGTGATACATTCTTTTTGGTAGCCATCTAACTGCCCATCCATGAAGTTGCTACAGCCGTGCGGTCAGAGTATGCGCGGGTTGTTTGCCTCGCAGTATATTCCCTATGAGCCACAGGAAACGCAAAAGTAACACAAATTGCGTCTGCTGCGTCAGGAGATGCAAGCCCTCTGGCTTTCATGTCCTTCTTGCTCTCCAAAAATATAGTGCCCCTAGAGTCTGGCTTGATCATAGGCGAAACCAAATCAGTTTTCAAGAACCTATCTTTGGGGATTGATGCGCTGCGTAGCCAATCCTTCATTTTTCCCCACATTTCGGCCCTTTTATTGCCATACATGATCGGATTTGCCGATTTATTGCCAAAGTTGACACCTTTGATTTTGTACCTTTGTTCCTTCAAACGGTCAACAATGCCAGCGCCAAGCCCACCTTCGTCAATCACCACCAAGGCAGGCTTGAATTCCTCGATGGCCTCAATGATGTGGCCAACCACCGTCATGGTGTCATCACCCCTGTGGCGGTCTATGCGCACAATGTCGCGCCCTTGGCGAATGGCAATCACCGTGGCATCAGCACCAAAGCGTGCAGGGTCAACACCAATGATGATGGGGGCAGTCTGATCCTTGTATTTGGGCCTGCTCATTGCCTCATCCACAATGTCAGCCGGAATAAACTGGTCATCGCCTTCTGAGGGAAACATGCCATAAACCTCAACGTGTGCTTGGCTTGAGTCGGGGCCGTATTCGTCAATGATGTTCTGGTATACCGCCTTGTCAGTGCCTTCCACGGTTCTGGCGTCCACCACCTTGTTTGACCAAAAGTCGCGCTTAGAGTTAAAGCACTCATAAAAATAGCCAGTGTTGCGCCGTGGATTGGAAAAAGCCAGCCAAAGGCGATTTGGTGTGTTCTCGGTAAAGAAGCCAGCCGTCACAGCCCAGATCGAGTCGTCAATACCGCTGGCCTCGTCAAAGATCACCATGACACCATCAAAGTTGTGGACACCAGCGTAAGCATCTGGATTCTCTGCACTCCAAAGGCGGCCCTCAACAGCCCAATACCGTGTGCCTTTTTTCAGGTCTTTCTCAACCAGTTCAGTCAACCATGCCGCAGGCGTGATTTTGGTGGCCGCAACCTCAAACCAGTGGCTGTTGATGCTCATGGCCAACCACTTTGTGATCTCGGCCCATGTCACCGCACGCAGCTGGGCTTCGCTGTTGGCCGAAATGATCGTTGTTGAGCCAATGCGGGTAGAGAGCATCCAAATGGTGAGCCAGCTGACTAAGGCTGATTTGCCAATACCACGGCCAGAGGACACCGCACTGCGCAGGGTGTTGAAGTCTACTTTGCCCTGGTTGTTTTTGATGTGCTGAGTTATCTCACGCAGGACTTCGCGCTGCCACTTGCGTGGGCCTTTGAAGTTTTGAAGGGGTGTATTTTCCTGACCCCAAGGGAAGGCAAACAGCACAAACGCCTCTGGGTCATCTGCAATGGCCGGTGTCCACAGAGTGGCCATCAACTCTTGTTCGTCTTCGGGCTTGTAAATTGTGGTTTGCATTTGCGCGATGTTAAACGAAAAAATAAAAATTAAAAATATTTTAAAAAATGTTCGCGGGGCTACCGTTCCAGCGGCCCTTTCGCGCCGGCCCTACCCCCTCCCCTCGGGCCGCTGGGCAGGGCCGTGGGCGCTTGTCCACAGGGTGTTTTCCACAGTTGTCCACATTTGCCTGTGGATAACTCAAACTGTAATGCCTGAGTACTCTAAATTCTGTGGATAACTTAGGGTCAACTTAACATAATGATGATTGTATAAAGCAGACGATGCTTTTCTTGTTGTCCGGCTTTCTTTTCGTTGCGTCTGCGCAACACGCAGGCGCGTGCGCGTAACGCTACAAAATCTATGCATTTTGTGCATAACCTTGCCTCGTCACGCTTCCTTGACTTCCGCATCAACGATGTTGCTATCGTCATTCAAGACGCGCTGCTTTGCTTCTTTGAGTGCATCCATCACGCTGATTCGGTTATCGGTCACGGCAACGTCAATGCGATCACCGTAGGTCTTAGGCTTCAACTTACTTGCAACCCACTTACGCGCATCAACTTGCATTCGCTTCTGTTGTACCCAAGCACTGGCCATAGGGCCTTCTAAGCCGTCCGGCATCTCTTGGTCAGCCAGTTCAATGATTTCCTCTGCCAAGCGGTCTGCACGGCTTTCTACGGCCTTTTCGTACATGGCTCTGAACTCAGGGCTGTTTCTAAGCGTAAGCATCACCAATTGATACGATGGCATTCCTTCAGCTTTAATCGCCGTGCTTAGACTTTTTCCTTCCGAGATTTGCTCACACAAGATTTGCCAACACGGGTTGTCGATGCCATAAACGACAGGGCGGCCACCAGGATGTTTCTTCACTGCCACATCAGACGCCAAGTTTTCAGTCACTTGTAAACTCCTCAAAAAAAGAAGGTACTCACACCAAACTGGCGCTTTCCCCAAACATGCGGCAACTGCAAAGTAGCGCACACCCTCATGTTATCACCTCGATCTCAACCCTGTAAACCTTTGGGCCACCAGAGCGCTGACAGTACTGCCACTCAATCATGCTACTGCCATCATCCACGCCAAGCCAGTCAGCAACGCCGTCCCTGACGGCTTTGAACCCCGACTGAAGGTTATCCCCATCCAGCTTCCTTGGAGCCACTCTGGTCAACACCACGGTGACTGGTAGTATCTCAACCCCGTAGGACTGTGCAACAGCTGCTAGTGCCATTCTGGTCTTTTGCCTTTGCGACTTCACCAGTCTGGCCTTGGCCGCCCAATGCAGTCTCATGTTGGCCACGGACACGATTTTTATGTCCATCTCGACTTCGATCATGCAACGGCCTTGTCAAGCACTTTCAAAACCGCCTTGGCCAGTGCTGGTCTAAACTCTTGAAGCAACTCAACATGTGGATGCACGGCAAACCTTTCCCCGTTCCACGACAGTCTGTAGTTCGCCTTGCCTGGCACTACGCCATCGGCTACCAACTTAAAACTTTGCCACGGACTGTCAGCATCAGGCACTTTGGAATACATCTCCCAACCGATCCCATCAAACTTTCCAAGATCACAAACCTTGCTCCACATCTGATCATCTGGTGGATTTCCGCACCACATTTTTACCTTTTTTGATCCCATCTCAATTCTCCTTAAAAACACTCAAAAACTCGCCGCCGTGTACCGAAACCTTTTTTGTACCGAAACCCGAAGGGTTTATATACCCTTTCGGTACGTTTCGGTACATCAGAGAGGGTTTGCTTCGGTACAAATCGGTACGTTTCGGTACATTTCGGTACACGCTTCGGTACATCAAGCCTCTGTACGTTCTGTACCGATTTCGGTACATTTCGGTACAGTTCGGTACACACCCGCATTCTCCAAAACCATGTTTTTCTTGGTCAATGCTTCAATGGATTCTTTGAACCTTCTGGCATTCAGGCCATGGCTTTTGGCCGAATCGCGCCACTCATCGTAATCAGCCATGGCAGCAAACCCCTCAATTCCATCACTGGCTCTCTTGGCCTCGATGGCCACCAAGCAGTTCAATGCAATGCGTTGGTTGCCTGATAGGATCACCCGCTTTTGGATGTTGCCCATCAGGCCGCTGATGTCCACCGCTGTCAGGTACGCACCCTTAACTGGCAAGCCATGCTTGTCTTGGATTGGCAGATCAACTTGTGTGATTTGAAAGTTCTTAGGCGCAGGCATTTCTGCGTCCTTCATCTTCTTGGACTCAAACGCTATGGTTTTGGTTCCACTGTCCAACTGGCAACGGTACTCCGCGTCCAATGCGCCCTTCAAAGCTGTCGATCCCCGACTGCGATCCTTGTCGGCCACGCCTGAGTGGTGAACCACCAAGACGCAGCACTTCCATGGTTGGCGCAGATAGACATCCAAGTGCTGAATGAACGCATTCATGTCTTGGGTGCTGTTTTCATCCCCGCCATGGTTTCTGGCCAGAGTATCAATGATGATCATGCTGGGCACGGTTCCAGCCTGCGCTGACAGCTCTTTGATTGACTCAGCCACCACCGCCGCCTCGGTGGCGTCATACAGCTGCGCCGCACGGTGGCTCTTGTACAGTGGCGCACCGTCCAAGGTCTGGCCATTGCCTAGTTGCCACGCCTTAAAGCGCCTAGCAAGGCCGTTATGCCCTTCGCCGGCAATGTAGAACACCGAGCCTTGCTTGACCTCATGGCCATGCCATGGCCGGCCTGTGGCCACACAGCAGGCTAAGTCGATGGAGACAAACGACTTACCGCCGCCTGGGTCACCAAACACTTGAGCCAAGCTGTCGCTCTCAATGTAGTCATCCACAATCCAGTTGATCTGGGCCAACTCTAGGCTATCAATTCTGGAGAACTCAAACGCCAGTTTGTCACGCATTGGCCCAGCCACGCGCTCGATCTGCTCTTTGACCGCATCAAGACCCTGCAAGCAATGCAAGTCATTGAAATCTGTAGGCTTGTTGTCCACCATGTCAGAGTCCGAAAAGGATGGGTACACAATCTCACCAAACACAAGGGCCGCAGCCGCACGGCCCTTGGCCACACCAGGGTTGCCCTCGGTGAACTGGTCATTGTCTGCACCGATGATGATCTTACTGCCTGGGAACATCTCCTTGGCGCTCTTGGCCACCTTGGCCAAGTTGCCGCAGTCAAACGCCACCAGCACGGTGTAGCCCGTTGCCTCATGGATGGATGCACATGTGGCAAAACCCTCACCCACGAAAACAATCTTCCGGTTTCCCCGCAATTCATAAAACCCGCCCTCAATCTTGCCGCCTTTTAAAAACCGCTTGTTGCCATCTGCATCAATGGTCTGGTACGACAGGATCTCGCCACCCTGGTCAATGACCGGCACAACCAGTCTGCCGGCCCGATCAATCTTGATCCCGTGAGCGCCAACGTGCTTTCTCACAAGGTAAGGATGGTCTGCGCTCGCATCTGCATATGTGCCCACCTCATCTTCTGCTTTCTCTGCCGCAGCCATCTGGCTGGCCATGCGATCAGCATCTTTCTTGGCCTTGACCTCTGCCACCCACTTATCATGCTCAAAGCGCTCAGTGAACGACATGGCACGGCCTGTGTCTGCTATCCACTTGGCCTCAAACACAGGCTCTTTCCAACAGCCGGCAATGCCCACAGGCACTTTGCCACTGGTGTGCAAGATGTACCAACCGTCAAGCGCACCCTTTTTGCTCGACACATGCGCCACACGGTGGATCTCACCGTCTGCCACGATCTGGTCTTTGATCAGCAGGCCAGCCGCCTCACAGTGCCTGCGAAACGATTCCTCTGGGTTGATCAGGTCTTGGCTCTCTGTGGCTGCTGCAAAGCCGTTGGGGAAAATAGACGTTAGGCTGCTCATGCTTGTGCCTCCACAAGTTCTGGCCAAATGGACTGCCAACTGCCCTGGCACACCATCTGCCGAGTG